ACTAGATTGAATGATCCTAAAACTGGTGCCTTTATTATAATTATGCAGAGGGTACATGAGAACGACCTTACTGGACATATATTAGCGAATGAGTACAATGCTTGGGATCATCTATGTTTACCTGCAAGATATGAAATCGGACACCCAACGCCAACACGATCTACTCTTGGATTTAGCGATCCTAGAACGAAAGAAGGCGAGTTGTTGTGGGAGAAGAGGGTTGATGAAAAAACTCTTAATAATTTGGAAAAAAGTTTGGGTACATACGCAAGTGCAGGTCAATTGCAACAAAGACCAATGCCCAAAGGTGGTGGAATATTAAAGGCTGAATGGTGGGTTGCATGGGAAAAAGACGAGCTACCAGAGATAGAATACTTAGTACAAAGTTATGATACTGCATTCAGCACAAAAGAAACGAGCAGTTATAGTGCAAGAACGACTTGGGGTATATTTAGACAAAATGGTCAAGTTAACGCAATGGTTGTAGAAATGTGGTATGATAGAGTTACTTATCCAGAGTTAAGAAAGTTAGCACAAGAGGCGTATGATGAGTGGCAACCAGATACAGTCTTAATAGAGAAGAAGGCAAGTGGACAAAGTTTATTACAAGATTTACGAATGGGTGGCATTCCAGTGTTAGCTTATTCACCAGATAGAGACAAGATTGCAAGGGCACATAGTAGCTCTGCATTATTAGAAGATGGTAGAATATTTTATCCATCAGGAAAAAAATGGGCAAAAAACTTAATTGATATATGTTCTGCCTTTCCTGCAGGGGATAATGATGATATAGTTGACACTTGTACACAAGCGTGGCTAAGATTGAGAAAAGGTTGGTTTATCACACATTCTACTGATTATGACGAAGATGATCAAATAGAAGAGAAAAGGATGACTATATATGGCTAGAGAACCACAAGTAATTCCATTTGCAGAAGGAATGCCTTCTGATAACTTTGAAGTTGAGGAAATAGGCAACGAAGAAGTTCTTATTGGCGATCCAGAGCTAGACAATGTAGAAGAAAAAGAAACTGGCTTTGATGAAAACATAGCAGAAGAGTTAGACGAAAAAGAATTAAACAGAGTTGCTAGTGAATTAATCAAGAATTATGAAACAGATAAAGAAGCTAGGTCTGAATGGGAGTTTAGATATAAGCAAGGACTAGAGACACTTGACCCAAATGGTGGACAAGACGAAGAAGAAAATCAAAGAGCTACTAGAGGATTAAGTACAGTAGTACATCCTATGATTGCAGAAGCAGCAACACAATTTAACGCAAAAGCAATAGCTGAATTATATCCAAGTGGCGGGCCAGTCAAGACTGTTATAGTTGGCGAACCTAGTGAAGAGATGGAAGAGCAAGCCAAGCGTGTAAAAGATTACATGAACTATCAGATTACTCAAGAGATGCCAGAATACTTTCCTGATCTTGATCAAATGTTATTTCAGTTACCATTAGTAGGTCACACATTTAAAAAGATTTGGTGGGATGCAAACTTAGAAAGACAATGTTCTCAATTCGTGAAAGCAGAGGATTTTGTTGTATCGCCAGAAAGTAAAGATTTATACACCTCATCTAGATATACTCATGTAATTAGAATGCCACGAAACGATTTTAACAAATATGTTAAGAGTGGGTATTATCTGCCAAGCAAATATATGTCAGAAGATATTGACCCAAGTGGAGATATTGGAAGTGAGATAGAAGGCGTAGACCCTTACAATTCTGATTCAATTGATGAAGTTATGACATTGTTAGAGATGCATTGTTACCAAACATTTGATGGTATAGATGGTGCAGAAGATGACGATGAAGATAATGTTATAGCTTTACCTTATGTAGTTACAATTGATTATGATGCAGAAACTATAGTAAGTATAAGACGTAATTGGAATGAAGAAGATGAAAAGCAAATTAAGAGAGATTGGTTTGTAAGTTATAAATTTCTTCCAGGCACTGGATTCTATGGTTTTGGTTTATACCATATGATAGGTGGATTAGGCAGAGCAGCTACTGGATCACTTAGAGCATTATTGGATAGTGCGGCTTTTGCTAATATGCAAGGTGGTTTTAAATTAAAAGGTAGAGTTACTGGGGGTGAGATGCAAATCAATCCTGGTGAGTTTGCTGATCTAGATGCTACAGTAGATGACGTAAACAAAGCTATTATGCCACTACCATTCAAAGAGCCATCGCAAACCTTGTTCAATTTAATGACTGCCATAACAGATGCAGGAAGAAGATTTGCTAGTACTGCAGATTTAAATGTAGGTGATGTAAACCCAAATGCCCCTGTTGGGTCTACAGTTGCATTAATTGAACAAGGTAGTAAGTCATTTAGTGCTATACATAAAAGACTACATTATTCACAAGGGCAAGAATTTAAATTATTATCAAAATTAAATGCAGAATATTTACCAGAAAGTTTTGAATTTGCACAAAGTGGAGTGACAACTACAGTTTACGCAAAAGACTTTGATAAGCAGATAGATGTAATACCAGTCAGTGATCCTAACATATTTAGCACTGCACAACGTATCGCACAAGCTCAAGCAGTCTTGCAAATGTCACAATCAGCACCTCAATTGCACGATCAATATGAGGCGTACAAAAGAATGTACGAAGCCATTAGAATTAACAACATAGATGAAATACTAAAGAAACCAGAAGAAGCATCTAAACTTGATCCTATAAGTGAAAACATGAGTTTGATGTATGGCAAACCTATAAGAGCATTTCCAGAACAAGACCATGATAGTCACATTGCAGTACATATGCAGTTTATAAGTGATCCATCACTAGCTGGAAACCCTGGTGCTAGATCAATGCAACCATTATTAATTGCACATATAGCAGAACATATAGCGTTATTGTACAGGCAGCGGATGCAATCAAGTATCAATATGTCATTACCAAATATGCCAGATGTTCGTGATCCTAAGTTTAAGTTTGAGGATATTGATCCAAAGCTAGACATGATCATAAGTCAGAGAGCAGCAGAGGTTGTAAAATCATCACCACAAATGGAAGCTATCAAGCCACTTGTAGCTATGTCTAAACAACAACAAGCACAAAACCCACTACAGTATGCACAAGAACTTGCTAAACTAGAGGCAGAGGCGTTAAAAGCTAGAACACAAGTACAAATACAAGCTGATCAAGCTAAAGCACAACAGAAACTAGCGATTAACGAGGCAGAAGCTAAACAAGATTTACAAATAGAACAAGCCAAGTTGCAAGCAGATTTACAAGCAAAAGTGCAAAAGCTACAATTAGAATTACAACTAGAAAGAGAAAAGAACGCTATTAAACAACAACAGGAGCTAAGATAATGGCAAGTACAAGAGAAGACGATATGATGAGAATGCAACGTATGTTAGATCCAGGATCAGTTGCTAGAGAAGGTGAAATTCCTATGTCTATTGAAATAGATGGTCAAACAAGAATGATGACCCCATCAGAGATAGCAAGGCTAGACTTGCCAATGAGAGAAAGTACTGGATCAGCACTAACTCCACAAGAATTGCAATCAGATATAGGTCGCAGAACAGGTGCAGCCATGACTGACATAGAAAAAGTACAAATGCTAATGGATATGGGATTAGACCAAAGAACTGCAATAGAAGCAGTTGCTATGGAAAAAGATATGCCACCAGTCGATCCAAGACAATTTAGTGGTCAACAACCAGCACCACAACCTATGCCTCAACAGATGCAACCTCAACAAATGGCTAATCCAGGCATGGGTTCATTAAGTGGCGTTCCATCTGGCATGGAAAGACCAATGGTTATGCCAACACCTAGACCAGAAGATTTAATGATGAGACAAATGCCTTCTGGTAGAGATAGAACATATAATCCTAGAGATGCAATCAATCCTTATAATGCTCCTAATACATAAGAGGTAGTTATGGCTCAACCAAATTCATATGGTGCATTAGGTGGTATAGGCAAAAGTGATATGGCAACAATATCACAAGGTTTGCAAAATCAAAAAAATGAAATTGCAAATGTATATGGCTATGGAATTACACCAACTGATGTTCTGACTACAACATTAGGATTTGTAACAAATCCAGTTATGTCAACTGCACTAACTTTGGGGAAAAGTATAGGTCAATATGGATACAATAATGCACTTAACAATGCTTTGGGTCTAGAACCCACACAAAACGCCATGCAAAATTCTAGGACTGGAAGAGATGTTAACCAATATGCTGATGTTGATAAAGATGGTAAAATAACAGATAAGGAGCTTACTGACTTTGGCAAAAGGTACACTAACAAACTAAATGTAGATACAAGAGGACTTGGAGTTACTAATTCTGCAGTAGGATCAACTGGAGATTTAGGTGGTGGAAAAGGTGTTGGATATAGTGGAAGCACTGGAGGATTTCTTGGGTTTGGCAAATCACCAGGTGTGAACGAAGCAGGCCCGACTGGTCTTGGTAACACAGAGCAGACTGGAGCACAAACATCAGTTACAGACACAACTGCTGGTAAAGATATGTCAAATACATTTAGTGATGATGCAGGAGCTTCTTCTGGAAGTGGTGGCACATATATTTGTACTGCATTGTATGAAATGGGTGACATGAAAAAATATATATACAAATATGATCAAGTATATGGAAAGCGTGTTGACCCAAATGTTTATCGTGGATATTGTGTATGGGGTAAGTATGTAGCTACAAAACTAAGACATAAAGGAATTGTATATAAGATAGCTAAACCATTAGCACTAGCATGGGCAAAACAAATGGCATTTGATTTATCCAAAGGTAGATATGGTAAGAAAAGCAGAGTTGTAAAAGTTATAAGTAAAATAGGCGAAGGTGTATGTTATGCACTTGGAGTTATTGCAAATATTAAAATTAAAAAAGGAGTAAGATATGGCTGATATTAATGTAGAGAACATGGAAGAGAATGCTCAGTTGTTTGAAGAGAAGATGGGTTTTCCACACACAGCAGAAGGTCTAGAGCTTACAGATGATCAGTTAGTTAACTTTTTACTACTATGTTATCAAGGTATGGTTCTTCCAGACGAAGAAGAAGAGATTGAAGAAGAGCATATGGATGGTGACATGAAGGTCAAGGTTATGAAAGTAGATAGTGGCGATATGCGTAGTGTCATGGATCAGATACTTGGTCATGGGTCACCAAAGATAGGAATGTAATCATGCCTGGAAAATACTCACCAAAACAAATGAAGATTGCTAAAATGGCAAAGCCTAAAAACAAGTTGACTGGTGCTGATTTTAAAAAGTTAGCTAAGAACAAAAAGAAGTCTAAAACAAAGAAGGCTTAGATGGCAAGTCCTAAGGTAATTCTTAATTTTCTTAAAAATAACTTTGATAATCTATTATCAGATAATGAGTTAGGTGCACTCAAAGGTTTAACAAAAGAAAAAGACATAATGAAAGAATATGGGTCTTTGCCTAAATACAATATTACTGGCGAAGATTTGAAGAATGTTTTTGAAAATAAATTCAGAGCAATTGATTTATATCACCCAAGTGCTGGAATTGATCCATCTTTAATAACAAGAAAAGTAGATAGAATACCTACGTTTGATCAAAACTATTCTAGTTTGGCAAAAAGACCTACAGAAGATTTTAGTGTTGATGCAGAAGTAACGTCTTTTGTAAAAGCACCAACTCTTGTTACTGATGCCTCTGTATTAAAGGATAAAACTATAGTGCCATTTGTTGTGGATAGGTCTATTAAAGATGCTAGAATAACAGGCGTAGGTGGTCAAAGGTTTGATAAGCCAGTGGATACTTATGGTGGTATACAATTTATGGATGATAGAGGAAAGGGAGAAGGATTTGCTTCTGCATTAAGTGCGATGACTAAAAAACAAAATACTTTGGAAACTATAGATATGATGGGTGGTAAGCCAGTAGGTATGCCAGTGGTCATGGCAGAAAGAAGTAGTGACTTTGCTATGGATCAAGCAGATATTTTCATGGAGATGATGAAAAATACCAAGATGACAAGAGAACAAAAAAAAGAGATGACTGATAATATAAGAGATATAACATACGTCAATACAGACAAAGAGACAGGTATAAAAACTGTTAGACAACCTTTTACAAAAGCACCACCTATTAGCAAACTAGAGGATTTTGGAGCATATCTTAAAAAAATATCTGGTAGTGATAGAGCTGCGTTAATGAAAAAAATGGATTCTGCAGTAATGAGGGATTTAGGTGCACCAAATATGGGTCATGCAAGACTAGCACTTACAAATCCAGGTTTAATGGCAGAGGATTGGTTAAGCATGGGTGGTAGATTTGTAGACCTTGATCCCAAAAGAGGTGTTCTACCAAGTACACATCCATCCTATGATAGTCAATTAATGAGAGCTAAAGATGCAGAAACATATACATTTGGCACTGGTATTCCACATACAATAATGCTAAGAAAACTTATGGAAAAGCGTAGAGCAGAAGGTGATTATGGAAGATTTAAACCTCAATCACCAGATTACAAAACTATAGAAATGAAGCCACAAAATATAGAGGTTGTCGATCAACAACTTATTGACGAAGCATCTAAGTATTTAGAAATTAAAAGAAAGATAGGCGATAAAGAAGCATACGAATATGCACAGAAACTAATACCAGCTACATAAGGAGTTAACATGGCTAAGAAACCTGGACTATACGCTAACATTCACGCTAAGAAAAAAAGGATAGCTGCAGGCAGCGGTGAGAAGATGAAGAAAAAAGGTGACAAAGGTGCACCAGCAAAAGGTATATTTGCTAAAATAGCAAAGCAAGAAAAGAAAAAGAAGAACAAAAAGAAAACCAAAAAAGTATAGAGGTGCAAAATGGCTAAAGGCGTAAAGCATTATTTTAAAACAGGTAAAGAACATAAAGGTGCTACACATAAAGATGCTAAAGGTAGAGTTATGTCTGGTAAAACCCACACAGCATCAAGTAAGTTTCTAGTTCATAAAAAAGATTTGTCAGCAACTGCTAAAAAAGTTGCCAACGCATAAAGGGAGTAAGAAATAATGCCTGTACAAGTTAAAATTGTGGAAGAAAAAAAAGAAGAAGAAAAGAAAGAAGAAACAACTGAAGAGAAA